CGCCTAATTTCTGGTCAAAACAGGTTTAGAAAAGTCATTTAAGTAATAAATTTATCTTGACTTATTACCACATGACTTATCGTTAGTTGTTGACGCGGTTACGAGCCGCGAGAATTGATTGCATACAAAAAGGACAGTTTAACGACGTGTCCAGGTCGTGATAACAAAAAAGCACCAGTAAACGCTAGTGCTTATCTTGCTCTTACAATAAGTTCCTTATAAGATTTTGCGTGCTCTTTTACTTCTTCAGGAGTGTTTTCACGCCATTCTTGAATAATGGTCTGGTGATGGTCCGTATATTTAAATCGTTTAACATGCGGTGCAATAACCTCACCTAAATAACGTTCTTTTTCTGTTGGCAATTTGAACCAATCCATTATTTCAACACCTCCTGAACTAATCTATTTAGAGCTTTATCTGGCAAGCCTAACACTTTCAATTCAGCTACAACTTCACGGCTGTTGTTTAGCAGCAAAGAGCTATTTAGATAACCACTTTGTTTTACTAAGCTTGCATCAGAATAAATCATTCGTTTTGCATAAGACATAACTCTGGAATTAAGCTGCTCAATTGTATCGTCCAAATCCCGATACTTATTCGGATGTGCTTTATATTCAGCTTTAGCCTTATCCCAGTTCATCTTATGCGTCATTTCATGCTTAATTATATCATCAGCATTTTTCGAAGCAAAGTACCCACTTCTCAAATAATTAGCTGTACTTTGCTTATCCTTCAAGACATCACTATTAATGAATAAAGCGTCGTTAACATGATCGTACGAAGCGGCAGCACTTTCTCTGAGTTTTTTGCTATCAGTAATAACTATCTTCGGCAACGATTGGCGCTTGTAGTTAGTTAATAAGTGATCGACTCGTTGAATAGTATCCCGATACTTTTTGGAACGCCCCTCAGTCCAGATATTAGCCTTAGTGCCCCGCACTTGGCTAGTATGAACATGAATCGAATTACCATACTGACCAACAAACCGGAACTCCTGTTTCTTAGACATAAAGTCGTGACGAATACGATACTCAATCTTTTCCCGTGAGTAATCACGTGTCAAGATTGGTTGTTTATGACCAGCGTTAGTTTTCTTAATGAAGTCCCGTAGCTTTGCTTGGCGCACTCTAATCAGCGTTTTGGTACGACTGACCATTTCAGTATCACCAAGTTCTTCGGCTGCCTTCAACCGTTTTTTGGCATCCCTGATAGCCCGTTCTCGTGCACGCTGCGCTTGTACCAACTTGCCATTCTTGATCGCCTCTTTGGGATCGTACTGTGGCTGATGATTAGTATTCATACCTGGCACATAGGGAAACAGGATATGCCGGCAGTTGATGCCTAACGTTCCTGACGGCTTGCCATAATCATGATTGTAGATGCTGTCGTACTTAGGATCGTAGTCATCGCTTTCTGGTGGTACCAGGTTAACCACATGGCCTTGAATCCATGCACAAGCCGGCCGACTGTTGGGATGACTGCTCATTAATGCCAGGTGCATGTCAAAGTCTTTCATCCGCTGCAGGCGCAGATCGTTATAAGTACGATTGACTGTTGTCGTGGTTACCATGCGCGTGTAGCCATCAATGCTCCAGTTATGCCCAGCCTTGTCAACTAAGCGTGTTGGTAATCCTTGATCGACTACTTTATACAGTGCGTGCTTAACGGCATCTTCATGACTGGCCGCACCAGATACGGTAGCCATCGTTGACTCGGTTAGAATCTGCCGATAGGCTTTGGTGACGGCCGATTGCTGGTAGTTCCGTGTTACCAGTGATTCGTTGACGTTGTTCTGCAGATCAGTCCAAGTCTGGTCCGCCAGTGCATCCAGCTTGTTGGTTACATCAGCAGACAGCGGTTGGCTTTGCTTGGTATCTCTCTCCAGCTGACCATCGACCTCATTGATAATCTGCATGCCATGAAACTTAATCAGATCCTTAACAGCGTCTTCGCTTAATCCATCGACCTTTGCCATGAGCTTAACTGCATCTTGATTAAGCCTGCCAATCTTCTGCAGTTGCTGTGCCTGCCACATGACCACATCAGACTGATCCACATGCTGATAGTCGCCATCTTTTAAAGCGTTAATAATCAGCTTAAAGATGCTGTCTTCCAAGCCAGAATAAAGGCTATTGATGTAGTCAGCCGCCTGTTCGAACCGCTCGCGTGCTCCCATAACTAATCAGCTCCATCACCTTCAGGACCGCTATTGCCCTCGAAAGAATTAAATGACATCTCGGGTTGCTCATCTTTCAGCTCTGACAGCCATTCATCGGCTTGTTCTTCGTCCAAGTCAAAATTACGCATCAAGAATCGCTTCTTAGGCATAATCCCCAAAGAAACTGCCTTGCTATCTTGATCGAATTGCGTAGTTTTGTCGGTAAAGACGCCATCAGCAAAGTCAACGTTAATATCTTGCTGTTCGGGGTCACCAGTAAAGCGTGCGTTGCCATCACTAAACAGCCCACCACACTCTGCCAATTCCAGAACTGCAATCACTAAGCTGTTGAGCTGTTTTTCAACCTGCGTCAGATAGCTTGAACGTGTTTGATAGGTCATTGAATTGTTTGAAACGACCTCAGTTGCTGTCTGAATCCCACTTGGCGTGTTCGTAAACGTGCCTTGTGACAGCCCAATAGCATTCTCAAATTCGCTTAAGAAGAAATCCATTGATGCTTCATACTGATCGTTGCGAATTGGAGTAGTTAGATCAGTAATCTTCATTCCGTCTGGATCGCCGTACATCTGCACAAACACATTGGCATCTTTGTCAAACATAGGCGGCCGAGAGATTTTCTCTTTATCGCTGCCAA